AAACGAAATGATAACATCGCAGGAAGAAGAAGCCAACCGGATAGACAAAGCGTTAGCTGAATTGGAAGCCAGCCACACTACCGCCGTAACAAAGGCGAAAGAAGACCGCGAAGCGTTGCAAAAGGTTTTGAATGATAATCCACGCGTAAATACCGAACCGGATATTAACGGAGAAGACCTCCCGGAATGGGTTGCACTTGAAAAAGAAATAAAGGAACTTTCCGAACAGCTTCCAGCCTTCAACGCAGAAGACGCGGCAAGCAGAACAGAGATACGCCAACGGAAAGCCAACCTTACCGCCCGGCTTGATGAAGTAAAGCGTAAGCTAAACCTTCGCACCATTATAGAAGCCAACGAAAAGCGCATAGCCGAACTAAACGGGGAAGCCGCAAAATTGGCGCAGGAACGCGCCGAAATACAAGGCTGCGAAATAGTAATAGCCGACTTGATAAAAGCCCGTATGACGGAAGTGGAACGCCGCGTAAACGGATTGTTTAGCCGGGTTCAGTTCAAGATGTACAAAACGCTCGTAAACGGCGAAAAAGAACCGGATTGCATTTGCCTTATTGACGGGGTAAAATACGCGGATAAGAACCAAGCCGGGAAAGTTAATGCCGGGCTTGATATAATAAACACCCTTTGCACGTTCCACAACGTTAGCGCGCCTATTTTCGTGGATAACGCAGAAAGTATTAACGAGTTTATCCCGGTTGTTAGCCAGCTTGTAAAGTTGGTAGTAACTACCGAAGACTTCAAAGTAGAATAACATTATTATTAACTTTTTTAAATAACAACTTTATGAATACAGAAAAGAAAATCGCGTCTTACGAGGACGCTTGTAGAGTTTTGAACATTCAACCGATTAACGAAGAAGTATTTAACATTTTCCCGAAGGAAGACCAAAGAAGCATGTTAGCCTACCACAAGCTGACAGTAATAACCCGCGCACTTAATAACGGTTGGAAGCCGAATTGGGACGACCAAAACGAATGGAAGTATTACCCGCTATTCCGTTATGTAAATGCCGGGCTTTCGTCCGCGGGTACGAATTACGCGGCTACGTATACGCATGCGAATTTCGGCTCTCGGCTTTGCTTTCCCACGTCCGCGCTCGCGAAATACGCAGCCGAACACTTTGCGGACTTGTATCGTGACTATTATTGCTTTGCTTCGGGAAACGGAGAAACGCAACAAGCGGAAAGCAGCCAAGAAGAACCCCAAAGCGACTTTTTGAAGACCACCACAGAAGTAATGCAAAAGCATTTAGTACCATTATGTAACGGAAGCAGTTCACGCGGTCTTATCGTAGTAGGTTGCGACACAGATACGAAAGATAAAAACGGCGAAGACAGTACCGGAGTAATGGTAGGTTTTTGCGGAAATTATGGAGCCATAATAAAGGGCTTGAAAGAACTTCTTACCGGAAAGCAGTCCGCGCCGATAGTAGAACGGGCAACCCGCGAAATAGCTTTTGAAAAGATGATTAAAGGCGGTGGAATAGAGAGCTTTTTAAAGGACATAATGAACAACAATTAACTAACGATAGTATGAATACCAACACTTTACCCGCTACCATATTGGCAGCAAAAGAAAAGTTTGAATTAGCCTGCAAGGACGCTTCGGCTTTGCAGATCGTAAGCAACTTCGGTGCGGCATTTACAGCCGTAAACGTAATAGCACTTCTTCGCGAAGCCATGACCGACGAAGTAATGGATAAGGTTTTCATGCCTTTGATGAACACGAAAATAGGATTTCTTACAGACCGAAACGGGCGTGCAAGAAGCGGCGGGCGCGCCCCGCTTCCGCTTTACACCCGCGACATAGTACGCGATTGCATCATAGACGCGGTTACTATCGGCTTGCTTCCGACCGGAAACCAGTTCAATATAATAGCCGAAAGGATGTACCCCACTAAGGAAGGTTATACTTCGCTTCTTCGCAAGCTGGGCGTAAAATACTTCATTGATACCTCATACGACAAGGGGCAAACGCAGAACTTCGCCGAAATACCTTGCAAAATAAACTATGAGTATAACGGAGAAAAAAACGGCTTTAGCATTATTGCAACCGTAAAGAAGGATGATTACAGCAGCCACGACCAACTGCGCGGAAAAGCCGAAAGAAAGGCTAAGAAAGCCCTATACGAGTACATTACGGGGTGCGACTTCGGCGATGCAGACGAACAAAGCAGCGTACCGATAGTGGATGCGGTAGCCGAAGAAATAAAAGAAGAAGCGAATGCCGCGCCTACTATTGGAGTTATCGACGGGCAACCCATACAAGCCCAGCAGGGACAAACGGCGCAAAGCGAGCCAGCTAACCCGCCGCAAGCACGGGAAGGTCGCGGAAGTAATAACGCTAAACCATTGTTCTAAATATGGAATTAACCGTATTAGGTTCAAGTTCAGAGGGTAACGCCTACGTTTTGCAAAACGCGGGCGAAGCCCTTCTACTTGAAGCTGGAATACCATTCAAGAAGGTATTAGCAGCGTTGGGCAACAACGTAAAGAAAATAGTAGGCTGCCTCATTACCCATGAACATGGCGACCATGCCGGGCGTATTAATGAGGTTTTAAACTACGTTGTTCCGGTTTACGCTTCCAAAGGCACGATAGAAGCCGCTAAGATTAATTCTTGCTGGCGACCGACCCACATAAGGATGGAAAACGGAAGTTACCAGCATTTACGGCTGGGCGGTTTTACTATCATTCCCTTTCCCACGAAGCACGACAGCCGCGAACCGTTGGGCTTCTACGTCTGGCATGAAGAAACGGGCGGCGTATTGTTCGCTACCGATACTTTCTATTTGCCTTGTACATTTGCCGGGTTGAACAACATATTAATTGAATGCAACTACGACCCGGATATATTGGAACGCAATGTAACAGAAGGTTATATACCGGAAGTATTGAAAGAACGAGTACGGAGAAGCCATTTAAGCTACTATACTTGTTTGGACGCGTTGAAGGCTAACGACCTAACACGGGTTAATAACATAGTATTGATACATATAAGCGAAGGGAACGGCGACGCGGTAGCCTTCCGGGACGGAATAGCAAAAGCCACCGGAAAAACGGTACACGTCGCAAAACCCGGACTACGGATTAGTTTCAACAAAACACCTTTTTAATTGCAAGCACTATGATTAAAGGGTTTTCAGAAGAAACGCAACCGCTGACAGAATACGAAAGGAAAGTAATACTTCCGATTATTCTTGAAGGCTTGAAAACCAAGATAGGCAAAGCCAACGCGGTAACGAATAAGTATATTATTTCCCGGTTACGTGACAGCTACAAGATAGACGCGGCACGGCTAAGGAAGATAATAAACCACATTCGTACAAACGACCTTCTACCGGGACTTATAGCAACTTCCGAAGGCTATTTCTTAGCTACGACCGAAAGCGAACTTTTGGAATACGAAGAAAGCCTGAAAGGACGTGAAGAAGCTATAAAAGCAGTACGGTTGAGTATCGCAAGGCAAAGGCGCATACTTTACGAAGACGCGCACAAGCCCAAGCAGGGAACATTATTTTAATATTTAAATTTTAGTGACATGAAAAAGATTTGTTTATACAGAAAAGAGAACGGGAACGAGAATTTACAAGGCAGATACGACAACGTAGAAGAAGCGCAAGACACCGTAAAGAAACTTACCGAAGACGAAGGGAACGGTAGTATTTTCGATTACTTCTACAAGGAAGAAGACTACGAGGAAATAACCGACCGGGTAAAGACCTACGAAGACGCATGTAAGGTATTAGGCGTAGAACCGATAAACGAACAAAACGCGAAGGCGCAAGGCTTCAGATCGGACGAAATAGCACGCCGCAAATTGGAAACTATTGCCGCAGCACTTAACGAAGGCTGGAAACCGGATTGGAACAATACCGACCAATACAAATACTACCCTTACTTCTATATACAAGAAAACGCGAAAGGCAAAGGTTCTGCCGGGCTTTCGTACGCGCTTACGCATAACGCGGCTACGTATGCGTCTGCGATTATCGGCTCTCGGCTTTGCTTCTACGCTTCACGTTTGGCACGGTACGCGGGCAACCAATTTACAGACTTATACGAACAAATTTTAATTGAGAAGCTATGACAAAGCAGGAATTAGTGAACTCGGTAGCGGAACAGACCGGATTAAACAGCTATCAAGTAAAGGAAGTATTAGAACGTACATTTGATGTTATTCGGGACGAAGTGACGGGCGGCGATACGGTAACTATTCGCGGATTCGGTACTTTCCAAACGAAGCAACGCAAGGCGAAACCAGCCCGGAACATAAATACGGGCGAAACCCTATTAGTTCCAGCCCGTAAGGTTGTTGTTTTCAAACCCTCAAAAGACTTTAACGCGGATAGGATATGAAACAGAACGAAAAAATACAGACCCGGAAAGACGAAGTACGCTTCAAAACTTCGGACATACGCCGGATAATAGGAAAATACTTAGCGACAAATGTTTTGCGCACATGGAACGAGGACTTTGTGGACGATGATACGGGAGAGGTTGTAACTATTGAGCGCAACGAAATTCTGTTTGAGCGCGGGAAATATATAGATAACGATTTGGCGACCGAGATAAATTTCTATCTGCAAAGCGAAGACGTTAAAGAAGTGGAAGTAAGCAACCAACGAAGACTCGCTTACGAAAACAAGCGAACCAGCCTTTACCCGTTCAAGATTTCCGCTACCATTGGCGGTAAGCGGCATAACTTCATATTGCAGGCGCAAAACATAATAAAAGCCTATGAGGTTGCGACCGACTATATAGAATTGAATTTTACCCAGCCGTTCGACATAGTGGGCATAAAGTTGATGGATAGGATTATAATTCTTAACGACCGCCTGCGGAAACACGTTGAAGCGCAGGAAGGCGCAAACGAAGAAGGCGAAGAAAGCAACGACGGGGAAGATCAGCGCAACGATACGAAGTATTACAAGGTTGAAGCCGACGTAGTAATACAATCGGAAGACGAAGAAGAACCGAATAAGCAGAACTACGATTTTGTTGTAAAAACACGCGACGTGGATACGGCTAAGGTCGTTATTACCGCATGGATAAACAGCAAGATAAAAGAGCGTATAGAAAAAGAAAACGAAGAATGTAAGGTAGTGGATATTTCCATACTTGCGGCTTCGCCTTTCGCTTGCAACGCGATTGTAGAAAAAGCCTTTTGTTTGGCATACAAAGAACAAGAAGAAAGTTATTAACTAACCGGGGCGCGCCTTCGGGCGTGTCCCTAAAATATACCTATCATGGGCGATAAAAATTCATTCGTATTATATATGGATTTGCTTTCAGTGCTTGATGAACTTGACGACGAAGAAACGGCTATGTTGTTCCGCGCGATTAGAGCCTATAACCAATTAGAGAGCGAAAACGAAGCTATACGGACGAAGGCTGAGGAAGATTTGGAAGCAATGACGGCGAACAAAACCGTTAGGATAGCATTTGCACCCATCCGAAAACGTCTTGAAGCTGATAACAAGCGTTACGCGGAAACAGTGCAGTTGAATAAAGCTAACGGCAAATTAGGGGGCGCGCCTAAAGGTAATCAGAACGCACGAAAGAAGAAAAAGAATACGGAAACCGAGGAAACAAGCCAAAACAACCCAAACAACCGGGCGGTTGATTTTTCAACCGAAACAACCGAAGGGTTGAAAAAACAAGCGAAAACAACCGAAAACAACATTGATATGATATGTAATGATATGATTTAAT